TGAAGCAACATTAGATTATGTTGAAAAACCTTTTGAATCTAGGTTTGTAATTACTAATCCAAAAGTAAAATCCACTTGTGGTTGCGGTTCATCGGTAGGATTTTAATGGCGCACATTGTTGCAAACTTACCTGTGGTAAGTTGTTTTGTTCGTAAAGAATTTCTCTATGACTTTGAAAAAGGTCATGGAGAATTAGTGCCATGCTGGTGGGTTAGTATCAAATCATTACGGGGTCAAGCATTTCGTATTGAAGCGTATTTGAATGAATATGGTGCATTGTATGACAAATTGCCACTACACGCATTTTGTTGGAAACCAATTGAAGGTCAACCATATTCATTAGATTATTTGCAGTTGTGGGATTGTTTATCGTATGATATTACAGTTATAAAGAAAGCTCAATTGCAATCTATGAAATGTAAAATTAAAATGAAAGATGGTAATTGGGCGTTTGGTGAGTATATGTTTACAGTTGATTCGGCACATCCTGATTTCAATATTATAGACACAGGATTTAGCGAAGATGTGACCGACCATAAATCATATAATTTTGTTAAACTAGATAATGGTCAGTTTGCGGCTCAACCAAACAATCGTATGCTAGTATTAGAACCAAGCAGTAACCCAAAAGAATTAAAGGTGCCTGATTTCAAAGTTGCAACTAAAAGATGGTCAGTTGAAACAGAATCTAAATGGGCATTAGGAGATACCAACACATTCATGTATGAGAGAAAAGATGATTAAGAAAACAGAATACAAATTAACAGATACAAGAAACAGTTTTAAGCCTTTCAACTATCCATGGGCATATGAAGCATGGTTGAAGCATGAGCAATCACATTGGTTGCATACTGAAGTGCCAATGCTTGAAGATGTGAAAGATTGGAAGAAGAAACTCACACCTGCTGAGAAACACTTTTTGACCAATATCTTCCGTTTCTTCACACAAGGTGATATTGATGTGGCAGGTGGTTATGTAAAGAACTATTTACCATATTTTCCACAACCAGAAGTGCGTATGATGTTGATGGGCTTTGCTGCTCGTGAAGCATTACATATTGCTGCCTATTCACACCTGATTGAAACTCTTGGTCTGCCAGAGTCCACTTATAATGAATTTCTTGAATACCAAGAAATGAAAGACAAACATGATTTTGTATTGGACATTTCAGATAAGAATGGCACAAAAGAAAACACAGCAAAACATATTGCTGTATTTTCGGCCTTCACAGAAGGTATGCAGTTGTTCAGCTCGTTTATTATGTTATTGAATTTTCCACGCCATGGCAAAATGAAAGGCATGGGTCAAATCATTACATGGTCAATCGTTGATGAAACAATGCATGCTGAATCCATGATGAAACTATTTAAGACCTACATACATGAGAATAATGAGATTTGGAATGATGAATTAAAATCATCCATCTACACCATCGCAGAGAGAATGGTTGAATTAGAAGATAAGTTTATCGACCTAGCTTTCAGTATGGGTGAAATGGAAGGTTTATCTTCCGAAGAAGTTAAAACATATATTCGTTACATCGCTGACCGTAGATTAATTGGTCTTGGCATGAAAGGAATATTTAAAGTAAAACGCAACCCATTACCTTGGGTTGAAGAAATGATTAACGCACCAACACACACCAATTTCGTCGAAAACCGGGCTACTGACTATGCGAAAGGTGCATTGTCTGGTAATTGGAACGAAGTTTGGGCATAAGGATAAAAATGAAAAAACTATTAGCAATATTGATGTTGATGCCTGCATTGGCATTTGCACAAAAAGCACCACAAGGTGTGACATATGATGCACAAATTATTAGAATAAGTGATGGTGATACCATTGTAATCGCTGCTCAATTCTTGCCTGCGCCACTTAAACCTGAATTAGCAGTTCGTATCTATGGTGTAGATACACCTGAGAAAGGTTTCAGAGCTCAATGTGAATCAGAGAAACAAAGAGGTGAAGCCGCATCAGCTTTCACTAAAAATGTAGTAAGTAAATCAACACAACGCCAAGTAACTCTCTATGGTTGGGATAAGTTTGGTGGTCGTGTGTTAGGTGATATCATTCTAAACGGTCAATCGCTTCGTGCCATGTTAATTCAAAATGGTTTTGCTCGTGAATACTATGGCGATGCCAAACAGTCATGGTGTAACTAATGCCAACTCTATCGCATATTTGTGATGATTGCGATTCTAAGTTTCAGTTGAAGTATAGCATTGATGATTGTGATGATGACCCACGATTTTGTCCATTTTGTTCAGCATACATACTAGATAAAGATGAATCTGAACAAGAGGATGAATAGTGTGGTTTTATCATAATACAGCAGAACAATTCAAACCCGAAGATGCCGATGGCTACTTTGGGTTTGTTTATCTAATCACTCACAACCCAACAGGCCGAAAATACATTGGTAAGAAATTCTTTACCAAGGCTGGCACTCGTCAAGTAAAAGGCAAAAAGAAAAAGGTCAGAAAGACCTCTGATTGGGAAACCTATTGGGGTTCTAATACAGAATTACAAGAAGATGTGAAGAAGAATGGTGAAGACCAATACACCAGAGAAATACTCCACTTATGTAAAAGTAGAAGTGCTTGCAGTTATTGGGAGACTTTTGAGATTTTCAATCGACAAGCATTGTTGTCTGAGAGTTACTATAATTCGTGGGTGACCTGTAAGATACACAAAGCACATGTCTTTGGTAAGCTATAGCTTCTTAATCAAAACCGGACACCGCTACTTATAATCCAAGGCAGCTGGCCAAGAAGATTTAAATGGCAAAGGTGATTTCACCTGCTGATAAATTGTTGCGTTGCGTCATTTTTTCAAGTGTTTGATTATAAATAAAAATGTGATGCTTAATCAAGGTCACATTTTATAACACTCGCTTAACTAAGGAGCAATCATGCTATCATACGCAAATTCTTTCATTGACACCTTTCAAGGTGCAAAAACTCAATTTTTAAATACAGTTGTTACCGACAAGAAAGTCCGTGAGCCATTACAAGCTTTCGTTGATGCTCAGACAACATTTGCCAAAGAAATGGCCAAGATTTCTGATACACTTTACAATCAAGTAACAGAGCAAGTAGAGAAATTTACTGCTAAAAAATAATGAAAACATTTCTCAGAAAAATCTACCTTTGTTTCAAGGGATTAGGTTACGCCAAAGCGGCTGCAGACCTTGCCAGAAACGGCAAATATAAGCAGGCTCAGAACCTAATGAAAAAGTATGGAGAATGTAAGTGAATAATTGGATACCTATGACCAATGAAGATTGGGATTGGGTTAACGGTAAAACCAAACCCGAACCAATTAGTAAATAAGTCCAAACTGATAGAGAGTTTTCTCTATACCTACATAAAGGTATATGGAAAAACAACCTCTATCAGTTTCTTTTAAAGACCTCTTAAAAATGGATATCGAACGGAATTCCAAATCTTGGGAACCTGTTATCCGTGATAATTGGATAATCAAATTCTCGGTATACAAAGAGAATGTATTCCTCATGTTTGTGTCGGTAATCACCGCTCAAACCATCATACGCTATTTTGATGATGAAAACAAAGCATGCCAGTTTGTTAATTTCATACTAAATCAAAATCCTGCCGTAGAACACCCAAACCTTTAAAATACATTATTGCCACACAGTAGGCTCGTTTCGTGTATAATGATTACATGAAACTCTACTATACAGGCAAATTATGATTACAGATGACCAATTAATAGACCTCTCTATTAATATTGACAATTTCATTTTAGAACAAGCAACCAAATACTCCATCGGTGCATTAGAATTCTCAGCAATTATGAATGCTCGATTGTTACTATTGAATCAAGTGGCCCAAGGCGAAGACGATTTTAAGGCCTTGTTGGTGTCAATTGCTAATACACGCCTTAAGCCAGAACAATACACCATTCAATAAATAGTTACTTTAACAACCCAAAAGGTGAAAAAAATGGCAGAAGAAAAACAAAAAACTCCACAAGAGTTAGCAACAGAAGCAGCAGTATTAAGTTTAGTACCAGATTCAGAAACACCATGCAAAGATAATAATAAAGATTGTAATAAAAGATGGATGGAAAGTTTAAGTGATTGTGTATGATTGTTGAAGTTGCAACCGCAGGTATGATGTATATGGCTGACGCCACACCAACAAAATCACCAGCTGATTATTTAAACCCACTATCTTTAGCTGTATCAATTGCTGATGGCGTCTCCAACCATATAGAAGAAAAGAGTAAACCAAAACCTAAACCGGTGATATCACAAGAAAAGTTGGATATGTTTAAAAAGTGGGAAAAAGAAGATTGGCTTAAAGATGACCCATATAGAGATATGTGGGACAAAGATTGGATTAAAAAGAAAAATTGAGGAGTATATCATGGCAGTATGGTCAGTAAAACCCGAATGGAAAAAATCAATTATTGAAAGACAATACTGGTCAAAACCAGGTTCAGCAGGTCATATTACCTATGAAATTGGTTGGCGATGGGGTGAATTTCATGTAACAACCGATGATGACAACCCACCAGAGATTGAAGCTGGCGTAGATATTTACAGTTGTGGTTATGAATCAGAGTTGGTTGAATGTACCGATGGTTGCTGGGAAGAATCTGATATCGATGTGCCTGATGAAGAAGAAAGGGCTCGACTTGAAGAATTCCTTGAAGAGAATTCGATACTTGACCTTGAAGAAGAAGGTTGGGTCAATGATGAAACCGAAATGATTATTGATTGTGATTTGATTATTGAAAAGGTTTCTGATGAATGAGAACAAGTGAAAAAATCATTGAAGAGTTGAGTTGGTTAATCCCAGCCCTAGTGGTTGGTGTATTAACCGCTCTTATGTTTTTTGCGATGACTTTAAAAGATGGAGTTAAAAGGATATTCAAATGAGAAATTTGGATTTAATTGATGCCGTTATAAAGTTGCACGATATTGCTAGACTTGTAGAAGAAGAAATTGGAGAAGGTAATTTAAGCCATGATATTCGCAATTGTGCTGACCGATTACACCTACATTCTATACAAGATGGTCGTAATACAGTAGCCGTTTATAAAGTAATCGATAAGGTAGCGAAAAAATGACACAAGTTGAAATTCAATACTTTTGGCCACTTACCGAACAGTTGCCACTTGACCTGAATTATGAGGGTTGCAGTAAACCCTCACTTACATATCCAATTGAAAATAATGGATTAACCTATACACTTGCAAGTGGCGGAACATGGTCAACCTGCCTTGTGGCCTCTAATTTAACCTTAGATGTTGATACGACCACCGTGAAGTTAAAAGAAAAACCTGGCCTGTGCAGAAAAACTATATTGAAATGCCTTGGTTTAAAATGGGAAATTAAGTGAGGTTAATATGAAAGGTTGGCTAACAGACGATGACGAACCACCATTTATGATGCCTGGTGAGCTTGAGAGAATGAGACAAGAGGCCAGACGAAAAATAGGTGGTCGCCCAAGCCGTAGTATTATAGATGAGATAAACGAGGCTCTAAAACAGCCACCACTCCCACAAGTAGAAGATAAGCCTAAACTATAATTATGTTTGTATTTGATGTTGAAACCCTTGGTAAAGAATCCAATTCGGTCATACTATCCATGGCTGCGATTTACTTTATTCCCGATGAGCAGCCTGGCCATAAGCAATTATTTGACGAGGCGTTTTTTGTTAAGTTTGATGTAGTAGACCAGATGAAACGGCTTGACCGCAAAGTTGGTAAATCCACCATGTCTTGGTGGGCTAAACAATGTGAGAATGTCCGCATTAAGTCATTTAAACCTAACCCTGCCATTGATGTGAAGTTTGAGGATGGCTATGAATCTATGAGACAATGGGCGGCCTCCAAGAATGATAAAGAATGTTATGTATGGGCACGAGGCAACCTTGACCAATTGGTGCTCGATAGCTTTGAAGAACAATTAGGGTTAGAACCTATTTGGCCATATGCCCGTTGGCGTGATGTAAGAACCGCCGTAGATTTCCTTTTTGGTGTCAATACAGGCTACACAAAGGTTGAGACACCGCCTTGGTTAGATGCCTTTGATAAGGATATACATATTACAAAGCACAATCCAATTGATGATTGTGTATTGGATGCGATGATGTTAATGTATGGAAAACCCAATGAAAATAGATGAAAAGACCGCTCGAGAGTGGCTAAAATACTCTGAACAATATGATGCCTATTATGATGGCAAGACCATGACATGGATAGAAAGGCGCTGTGAAGACCCTTCCTGTGAATTCTGCTCGACCCGACCCATCCGACCTGTCCTACCTGACCAAGAAGAATCTTTGGTCAATCAGATTAAATCCCTTGAAAAACAATTACAATCTGCTCAGTATCGTATCATTGAGCTCGAACAACAAATTTACGGTTCCCGATGAGATTTGAAGAATGGCTATTAGAGACCGAGAATTTCGGCTCAAGACTAGAACGATTCCTATCCGAATGGGATAATGGCATGTCCGAGAGTGATATTATGCGATGGATGAAAGCCGCCTATAACATGGGAAGAGAAGAAACCTATCTATCAATACTGAAAGAGACCGATATTTCCACTCCCGAGCATAGAAAAATCAACCGCCTATGGTCAGAATGGAAAGACCAACAATGAAAAAATGGATGGAAAAAGAGTTTTCCCAATGGGTCTATTATGATGACCAAGATGGTAAGATTATCGGTTCCGTGTATAAGGTGGGCAATATGAATACCATATGGGGTGCTAAAGTCTATGCCGATATAGAAGGAATATTAGGCAAATATATCGATTCAGATTATGCCAAGAGAGCCGTAGAGTATTATTGGGAAGTGCAGAGTAGAACCTTACTGGAGAAAAAATAATGACCGACCAAGAGATTAAAGACCTACAAGAGTATAGAGACCGACACCTTGAAACCTCTAAAAAGATTGTAGAATTCGTAAGAAACAATCCACCATCATAT